GTCGGTGACGGGAACCAATCAGCAGCTGTTGGTACGACTGTAGCTCTTTTGGAACGTGGTTCAAGAGTAATGTCAGCAATCCATAAGAGACTGTATGTATCGTTAAAGCAAGAATTTAAATTACTTTCTAATATCTTTAAAACTTATTTACCACCAGAATATCCATATGATGTAGTAGGCGGACAAAGAAATATTAAAGTTCAAGATTTTGATGACAGAGTAGATATTCTACCTGTTGCTGATCCAAATATATTTTCAATGTCACAAAGAATTTCATTAGCACAAGCTGAATTACAATTAGCTATGTCTAATCCACAAATGCACAATTTATATATGTGTTATAGAAAAATGTACGAAGCATTAGGTGTAAAGGATATTGATAGAATATTACCACCACCTCCACCGAATCAACCAAAAGATCCAGCGATCGAACATATTGATGCAATGGGTATGAAACCTTTCCAAGCGTTTCCAGGTCAAGATCATAGAGCACACATAACTGCTCACTTAAATTTTATGGCTAGTAATTTTGTTAGAAACAATCCTAGCATTACTGCAGCGTTAGAAAAAAATATTATGGAGCACATATCATTGATGGCACAAGAACAAGTACAATTGGAATTTGCACAAGAATTTCAAATGTTACCACAGATGCAACAAGCAGCTGTACAAAATCCACAGATACAACAACAGTTACAACAAATATCACAAAAGATAGAAGCTAGAAAAGCTGTATTGATTGCAGATATGACTGAAGAATTCTTAAAAGAAGAAAAAACAATTACATCTCAATTTGATCATGATCCATTACTTAAATTGAAACAAAGAGAAGTAGATCTTAAAGCTATGGAAAGTGAACGTAAACAACAAGAGACAGATGCACGAATTAATTTAGATAAAGCTAAGATGGTTCAAAATAGAGATATCACTGATGATAAACTAGAACAGAACGAAGATTTAGCTAATTTAAGAGCAGATACAGCGATTCAAAAATCATTGATATCGGCTGACGTTAAACTAACTTCAGATAAAATGAAGGCAAAAGATGTTAGAACCTTGAAAGGTCCTAAATCTTAGTATATACAAACCCTAGGAGAAAAATATGGCAAAAGAAGGCAAAGGATATAATCAGTCAATGTTTACTAACAAAGATGGTTATCTTAAAGGTGGAGTTAACGTAGAAATTCCTTCTGAAAATATTCATTTAGATCCAAGATCTAAAGGAAGTATCAGAGGAAGAAACTATATTGCTCAAGGAGATAGCGCTGACGTTAGAGGAACAAAGGCGATTAGAAAAGAAAAGAAACCTGTAAAAGCAACTTGGTACTAGTATGTGGTTTAGTGCTATTAAATTAGCGATAAACGCTGGCAGTAAGATTTATGCCAATCGTCAAAAGACGAAGATGGCTATGTCTGATGCACAGTTAATGCATGCTGAACGTCAAGCTCGTGGCGAGGAAGCTTACCAGGGCAAATTGTTAGAAGCCCGTCAAAACGACTACAAGGACGAGGTAGTTTTGGCGATTCTCACGTTGCCCATTTTGGTGCTCGCTTGGGGGGTCTGGTCGGACGATCCGGCGGCTATGGAGAAGATAAAAATTTTCTTTGAGCATTTCCAAGCACTGCCGACATGGTTCACTAATTTATGGATACTTGTATGTGCGTCAATATTTGGTATAAAGGGTACACAAATTTTCAGAAATGGAAAAAAATAATAAGGAGAAAATATGAGAAACGATTTTGGAACAAGACCTTACAAATCTAGATTCGGTGGCAAAGCTGCAATGAAAAAAGGTGGCAAAGCTAAGAAGCAAGGATACGATGATAGATTAGATGAGTCTCTAGGTGCAAGACACGGCAAAAAATCTCAAAGCTACAAAGCTAGAAGAAAAGAATCTGAAGGCATGGAAAAAGCTATGGGAAGAAGAAAATATGCTGCTGTTAAGACTATGGACAAAGGTCGTAGAAAAAAAGCATAAGGATAAGTTATGGTTAGTATATTTGGAATAGCCAAAAAAGGTTTTGGTAAAGCTGTTAAAAAATATAAACAGAAAAAAATTGCAAGCGGTAAAGCTACGCGTGAAGAACGTATTAAGTTTGGTCAAAGAGATCGTGACATTAAATCTGTTAAAAGAACTACAAAAAGTTTGAAAGCAAGTAAAGAAGCAGGTCATGGTCATATGTATCATAAAAATATTAAAGAAATAAACAAGCATAAAGAGGCTATTCAAAAAGGTGAAGAAGCTAAGAAAAAAATTCAACGTATGAAAGATACTAAAAGAGCTTATTCAATTGGAAAGTATGATGCTCCAGCTGATCCTGCTCATCCACCTAAAGAAGGATATGATAAGTGAGAACTTTTAGATCACCAAACTCTGGACAAACAGCTTTGACTTTGCAACATATGACAAGTCCAGCATCTGGTTATAAACCACCTGCAGGACATAACGCTGATGGATATACAATGGCTCAAAGAGTTAATTTTGCTAATGGTGGAAAAGCTAAAAAGAACTGGATACAAGACGTAAATAAATCAATTAAGAAACGTAAAACTAAAGGAAAGTGTACACCTATTACAAAAAAAGGTTGCACTGGAAGAGCAAAAGCGTTAGCAAAGACATTTAAGAAAATGGCTAAGAAAAGGAAATCGTAATGAAAGGACCACTATCAACAGTAGGACGTAGTAAAGAATTAAAAAAAGCAAAAGAAAAATCAATAAAGCTTAATCCTATGAGTAAAATCGCTCAAAAAGAAGCTGCAATGAAAAACTTGCCTAAAAGAAAATTTTTAACTAGAGCTTTTATAGAAAGTGTTTCTGATAAAAATGCACCAATGAAAAAAGCTAGATTAGAAGATTCTGTTAGAGGTAAAAAAATGGTTTTTAAGAAAGCTGGTGGAAGAGCCGGTTATGACACAGGTAAAATAGTTAGAGACACAGATACATCTGGAAAACCACGACCGCCACAAGTACCATTGAACCAAAGACCGGAGTGGAAAAGACGACACTTCTTAGATAAAGCACTAGTTGAGCGTGGAAAGAAAAGAATTAGAGATGGTAAAGAAATTAAAGGAAGTAATAAACAGCAAGACCTAAAAAAAAGAAAAATGGAAAAATTTCAATTGGGTAAAAAATATAACATAGGTGGAAGAGCCGGTTATAGCACAGGTAAAACAGTTAAAAAAAATATTGAAGATATAGTAGGCGATACCGCAACAGAAAATATTTTTTCTAAAGTTAGAACTAAACATAGAAAAGCAGAAAAACAATACAAAGATATTCCTTCCGGAATGAAAAAAGATCCTAAAACTGACGCAAAAATTAAAACTAAACTTCTTAGAGATAAAAATAATCCTCGTAAAGAATTTAAAGATACTAGAAGAGAAGTTTTTGCAACTCAAAGAATGGCTAAAGGTGGTAGAGCAAGTTATAATTCTGGTGGTGCAGTCCTTAAAGGCAAAAAAGTAGGTTGTCAAATTAAGTAATGTTTAAAAAGATTAAACAATTTATTTGTAAATTATTTAACATCAAAGCATGTCAATGCGATGATGAACCAGTAGTTTTGGAAGAAACTGTGGTAGAAAAAAAAGAAGCTGTTGCTCACTGTGGTGATCATAATAGATTTAGAAAAAATTGCCCTAACTGTCTAAGTGCAGTTGGTGTAGTATAACAAAGGAGAAAACATGACAAAAGGCATGCATAAAACAAAAAGTGGAAAAATGGCAAAGAAAGGTCTTTGGTATAATATCCACCAAAAAAGAAAAAGAGGCGGAAAGCCAAGAAAACCAGGAAGTAAAGGAGCACCTACGGCTGCAGCTTTTAGAAGAAGTCAAAAAACGAGTAAAAGCTAATGAGTAGAGAAAACCCTATAAGAAAAACTACCGGCAAAGGTGGTAATTATAGAAAAACAAAATCTGGAGCAGGAATGACTCAAAAAGGAGTTGCTGCTTATAGAAGAGCAAATCCTGGAAGTAAATTAAAAACAGCCGTGACGGGTAAAGTAAAACCTGGATCAAAAGCTGCAAATCGACGTAAGTCGTACTGTGCAAGAAGCGCAGGTCAACTTAGAAGATCATCAGCTAAAACACGTAACGATCCAAATTCTCGTATCCGTCAGGCACGTAGAAGATGGAAGTGTTAAATGGTAGATTTAGAAAACGTAATATTTAAATTAAGAAAAGCTCTTAATAACAGAATACAGCAGTTGGCAATTTCAGTTACATCTGGAGGGGTTGACAACATGGAAACTTATAAGTATATTATAGGACAAATAAACGCCCTAGAGGCAACTAAACAGGAACTCTCTAACCTGCTAGACGATAAGGAGCAAAATGAGTCAAAAGGCACAGTCATCAATATCAACGGCGCAAAGCCCAAAAATCCTAACACCTAAAAAAGAATTAGTTGGATTAAAAAAATCCAAACCACAAAAAGAAGTTACAAACGAAAAAGCAAAACTTCCTCAACCTACGGGTTGGAGAATGTTAGTTCTTCCATTTAGAATGAATGAAAAATCTAAAGGTGGAGTTTTATTTGCAAATGAAACAGTAGACAAACAACAAGTTGCATCGCAATGCGGAAACGTATTAGCCATGGGATCAGAATGTTATAAAGACAAAGAACGTTATCCTAATGGTCCATGGTGCAAGGTTGGTGATTGGGTGGTCTTCGCGCGTTACGCGGGATCACGTATAGAAATTGATGGTGGAGAAGTAAGGTTGTTAAATGAAGATGAGATTTTGGCAACCGTCAAGAATCCAGAGGATATCTTGCATAAATACTAACATAGAAAAGGAGAACTATGCCAGAAGAAGAAAAGAAAAAACCATTGGATAAAACAGTAGATATAGATACTTCAGGACCTGAAGTAGATGTAGCTGTTGATGAACCAAAGGTTGAAGAGATAATAGAAACGAAAGAAGAACCAATAATCACGGAAGTAGTAAAAGAAGAAACAGTAAAAGAAATAAAAAAAGAACAAAAAGCTGACGACTCTAAATTAGAAGACTACAGTAAAGGCGTTCAATCACGTATTGCTAAACTTACTCGTAAGATGAGAGAAGCAGAACGAAGAGAAGCTGCAGCTGTAGAATACGCTTCTTCTTTAGAAAAACAACGTAAAGCTGATCAAGATCGATTTACTAAAATTGATTCTGATTATAATAAAAAAGTTGAAGAGCATGTAAAATCTGGAATGGAATCTGCGCAAAAAAGTTTAGCGCAAGCTATTGAAACAGGTGATGCAGCTGCTCAAGTCGAAGCAAATAAACGTATTGCCGAACTAGCGTTCGAAAATGCGAAAATACAACAAAGACAAGTTGTACAGGAAGAGAAACCTGCACAGCTATCTGACGGTGGAAAACTACCAGAAAGAACTCCACAATCATTACCTGAAGCTGATCCTATGGCTGAAGATTGGGCTGCTAAAAACAAATGGTTCGGAACTAACCGAGCTATGACGTTTACAGCGTTTGAGATTCACAAAGATCTAGTGGAAAAAGAAGGTTATGATCCTAAATCAAATGAATATTATGAGGAAATAGATAAACGTATAAGAGTTGACTTTCCAAATAAATTTGATAATAGTGGAGATATACAAACGACTAGACCCGTACAGTCGGTGGCTTCTGCGAATAGAAGTGCAAAAACTGGTCGCAAAACAATGAGACTCACATCATCTCAAGTAGCAATAGCTAAAAAATTAGGTGTGCCACTCGAAGAATATGCAAAACAATTAAAACTCACGAAGGAGGCATAAGCATATGACAAAAGACAAAAAAACAACTTCTCGTGCGGCTGGAACTCGGACAAAAACTGAACGTCCAAAAGAGTACAAGCCACCATCCTCTCTGGATGCACCCAAAGCGCCTGATGGCTTTAGGCACAGATGGATACGAGCCGAATCAATAGGTTTTCAAGATGCTAAAAACATTTATGGAAGACTTAGAGAAGGGTATGAATTAGTGAGAGCTGATGAATACGAAGGCACTGACTATCCTGTAGTTGCTGAAGGCAAATACGCTGGGGTGATTGGAGTAGGAGGCCTATTGTTGGCTAGGATACCCGAAGAACTCGCGAAAGCTCGTGTTGATTATCAGAAAAAATTAACTGAAGGTCAAGACGAAGCAGTTGAATCTGACTTACTTAGGGAACAACATAAGAGTATGCCGATCGATGTCGATCGACAGTCTCGTGTAACCTTCGGTGGTACAAAGAAAAGTTAATTTTTTAACTATTCTCGGGATAACAACCAATTCCCTACTATCGATTTAAATCAACCGTCTATAGAAATATAGACAAAAGGAGTAATAACTATGGCAAATAGTAACACAGCGGGATTTGGTTTGATTTCTGCGGGTACGATTGGTTCTACACCAGCGACTCAAGGACAAGGCAAATACTACATAGATGCCGCGTATGACCAAGACTTATTTCAAGGATGTTCTGTTAAATCAAAAGCAGGATATATCGTGGAAGCGTCTAGTACGCGTACATTTTTATCAATAGGTGTGTTCAACGGTATCTTCTACAACGCTTCAACAACTTTGAAGCCGACGTGGTCGAACTGGTACAACCAACCTATTACTCCAGCTAACAGTGAGGATATTACTTGCTTTGTAATAGACAATCCGTTCCAACTTTTCGTAGGTTCTATGTCGGCAGCAGCAGCTCAAGCAGATTATGGTAAAACATTATCTTTTACAGCAGCTGTTCCAACAGGATCAGAAACTTCTGGACAATGTACTAATACATTAGATGACGGCAATATCCATGCTACCAACAATCAGTGGAGATTAATAAGACTGGCTGAGGACCCTGAAAATAGCGACATGACTGCAGCATATACTTCAGTTGTAGTTGCTCACAACCTTAACCAATACTTACAGAACACTGGTACTGCTGGTATCACTTGGCAATAATAGGAGCATATAGACATGGCAATATCAAGAGCACAACTAGTTAAAGAACTAGAACCAGGCCTAAATGCACTATTTGGGCTGGAGTACAAACGGTATGACAATGAGTCTGCCGAAATATACGTTACAGAATCAAGTGACAGAGCTTTCGAAGAGGAAGTTATGTTATCAGGATTCGCTAACGCTGATGTAAAAGCAGAAGGTCAAGGCGTTTCTTACGATCAAGCGCAAGAGACTTACACTGCACGTTACACTATGGAAACGATCGCGCTTGCTTTCGCAATCACAGAAGAAGCTATCGAAGATAACCTCTACGATAGACTAGCTTCTAGATATACAAAAGCACTAGCAAGATCTATGTCTAACGCTAAACAAGTTAAAGCTGCGGTACCTTTAAATAATGGTTTACCTTCGGTAAACACATTTAAATCTGGTGACGCGGTTTCATTGTTCTCAACAAACCACACTACAATAGCTGGGGCTTGTTCGAACACTTTAACTACGCAAGCTGACTTAAACGAAACTTCATTAGAGCAAGCATTGATTGACATTGCTGCAATGACTGATGAAAGAGGTTTAAAGATAGCTGCTAGAGGCGTGAAGATGATAGTTCCATCTGCTAATCAGTATCAAGCTGAGAGATTATTAAAATCTCAAGGTAGAACACAGACAGCAGATAATGATATCAATGCAATCAACTCAATGGGAATGATTCCTCAAGGATACAGAGTGAACCATTTCTTAAATGATTCTGATTCATTTTACATCATTACGGACGTTCCTAACGGTATGAAACACTTTGAAAGAACTCCATTGACAACTTCAATGGAAGGTGATTTCGATACTGGTAACGTTAGATACAAAGCTAGAGAAAGATACGTTTTTGGCGTATCTGACTATAGAGGTATCTACGGCGTTGAAGGTGCGTAATCTAAACTAATTATGTGGCGGAACACAGTTCC